AACAAGTACAAACAGAAAGAGTTAGTACAAGTCTTAGAGGTAGAGGAGGCGAACACGAATAATATGGAATATATGTCAATGTATTACACTAAAGAGGCAGAATGTCAAGAGAAAAGTATGGAAATCGCTAGATTAAAACAAAGAATACACAAACTAGAAGAAAAAGTAAATGATTTAACCATTGATTTTAAAGAAGAACCTTATCATTTAGGTACAACCGATGGTATGGGAGAGTAATATATTGCTTGACTCTATCGTCAAAAAATGTTATAATAATACTATTACTATCGTTATAAATAACTATGTGCGATTTATACAGCACAAAACATATACAAATACAATCATACAAGGAGATATAATATGAATACAAGTATAGCGGCCCTCAAAAGGTCAAAGTCTAATCTAGACACACTCATTGGCGAACTATCAAAAGTTGCCGAACCTACCAAACAAAAGAATTCTTATGCAGATGATCGATTCTGGAAACCTGAACTAGATAAAACTGGTAATGGTTATGCAGTCTTTAGATTTCTACCTGCAGTTAAAGATGAAGATTTACCATGGGCGAGATTATGGTCTCATGCCTTTCAAGGTCCTGGTGGCTGGTTAATCGAGAACAGTCTTACTACTCTAAACAAGAAATGTCCTATTAGTGAAGCAAATAGTTTACTATGGAATTCTGGTGTAGAAGCAGATAAAGAGATTGCTCGTAAGAGAAAAAGAAAACTATCATACATCGCTAATATTCAAATCATTAGTGATCCAAAACATCCTGAAAACGAAGGTCAAATCAAACTATTTAAGTTCGGTAAGAAAATCTTTGATAAGATTACTGAAGCGATGAAACCTGAATTCGAAGATGAAACTCCAATCAACCCATTTGATTTCTGGGAAGGTGCAAACTTCAAACTTAAAATCAGAAAAGTTGATGGTTATTGGAATTATGATAAATCTGAATTCGATGGTGCTTCTGCTATTGCAGACAATGATGAAGCAATCGAATCTATATGGGATAAACAATATCCTTTAAAACCATTTCTTGCACCAGAAAACTTTAAGTCATATGATGAGCTAAAAGCGAAACTAGATAAAGTTTTAATGGGAACAAGAAGTACTGGAACTGCTGAAGATGTTGCGATCCCACCTGCAACTGAAACAGCTTCACCAGTTGTACAAGAAACAGTAGATACAACATCCTCTCCAGTTGATGATGACAGCGATGAAACGCTTGATTATTTCAGTAAACTGGCGGAAGAGGACGCTTAATCTCTCCACCTGTTCTGTACATTAAGGGGTTGGGTTTCGCTCAACCCCTTTTTTTTATGTCCAAGTGATTCGTTTTTATAAATAATAGTATTGTTTTTATGAAACAATGAGATATCAAAATTAAATTAAGGAGAACATTATGAGTTCTATTAAACTAATCGTGGGTGCTTTTGCACTTGCGACAGCGATGATCTGTGTATCGTCTGCCGAAACAACGGTGACACTACCAGATGTAAACGCTAAAATTTATGGTAAGTTAAACTACATGGCTTACTACAACGAAGATACCTCAAACAACGGTGTATGGAAGTCTGGCAATAATGCTTCAAGAATTGGTCTATCAATTTCTGAAGTATCAGATGTAAATGCTTTTGGTAAACTAGAAGTCGGCGTTAATGTTGACGACTCTGGATCAGATACATTTTCATCAAGACTTGCATATCTAGGAGTTGATGGCGGTGATCTAGGTAAATTAAGTGTAGGTCGTCAAGACTCAGTATTTACTGCTGTCACTGGCGCTACAGATGTTTTCAATGTATATGGTTCTAACGCAGATCAAAACCAAGGTAGTAGATTATCTAATACTTTGATTATATCTAACGGTGTTGGACCTGCTAGTGTTTCTACTCTTATTCAAATGGATGGGGCAGACAATACAAAAGACATTGATAAATATGAAATATCTGCTAATCTAGGACCAGTTTCTGTTGGTTATTCAAAAGATAACAATACAGAAATAGACTACATGGCAGTTTCTGGATCTCACGATCTAGGAGATGTTGCAATATCAGCTGCTTATTCTATTAAGGATAGTTCTGGTACTGAAACAAAAGGTTATGAAGTTGTTGGAACTGTTGGAAACATATCTGTTGGATATGGCGAAATAGTTGATGGCGATTCTTACATAACTGCTGGTATTGATCAACCAATCACTGGTGCATTTTCTGTCTATGCTGAATATCAGTTAGAGCAGAATGTATCTTCAAGTGAAGAAGATCAAAATAACTATGCTGTAGGTACAAAAATAGTATTTTAAGCATTGAGATATCAACTTAAATTAGGGGTCCTTAGTGACCCCTTTTTTATGGTATAAATACTACATGGAACAATTTTTTATTATATTAGCAGAATTTGGTTTACCTGTTGCAGGTTCATTTGCCATGGGTGTATTCATCTATATCATTCTTAGATATATTTTAGGTTCGGTCATAGGTCAAGTACAAACCATGCACTCTATTATTACACAATTAGATAATAGAGTTAAAAATATGAATAATGATATTATCAAACTTGATGTATTAGTTTCACATACACTTGAAATACCACCAGACGAAGAAAGAATTGCTCGTGCTGATGGTAAAAAAGATGCTAGGAGAGATTAATGGATCTAGTTAGTGTATTACAAGAATATGGATTTCCTATGTTTGCTGCTGTGGCAATGGCATACTTCATATATTTCATTTATAATTTTATCACAAAAGAAATTAAGACTAAACTAGGTCAAGCAAATACAGTTTTAATTGCACTTATAGATCGTATTCGAATGTTAGATAATGATATTATTCGATTAAAAGCAAAAGTTAAAACTGCTATCGAACTCAAAGAAAATTTAGAGAAAAAGAAGTCCCACAGAAAGTAATCTATTATAAATAGTAGCATGAAAACACTAATCAAAATAGTGTTATTCGGTGCGGTGTTATTATGGATTTTAGGGTGGGCATTTGATAACACAATAAAATATGTACAAGCGTCTGAACTAGATTTTCAATTTGGTAATCCAGCGTTCAGCGGTAATGGGTATGGTACCCATGTTCTAAGTGTAGATCAATTACAACATCAAAGAAAAAATGATGTTGAAGATGACGCTAAATCTGCTGCTTCAGCTGCGAAGCGTGAATTAAACAATACTACAATCGCCAAGTTCGTTAAGAATGTTGAGAGTAGAATATATGCTAACTTATCAAAACAGTTAGTTGATAATATGTTTGGTGTTTCTTGCGATAGTGAAACAACAACCTGTGCTACAAGTGGTACAGCAGATGTTGAAGGATCAACATTGTATTGGGTTAAAGATACTACAACAGGTAATATAACATTAACAATTACAGATGAGAGTGGTGCTGTAACCACTATGACTGTGCCTGTAGGAGACTTTGTATTTTAATGAGATACTTTGCTCTATTCATATTGTTAATGTTGACAGGTTGTGCTACTGTACCTAGTGATTTTCCTTATAAAGAAGAACCACCTAAGGCATATGGCACACCGACAGGCGACATATTAAAATATTACGATCACTTAGATCAAGAAATTATTACAGTTGCTGTATATGAGTTTCACGATCAAACAGGTCAAAGAAAACCTAGTACTAAGTTTTCTCAATTAAGTATGGCAGTTTCTCAAGGTGCAGATGTATGGGTAATACAGGCACTTAAAGAAACAGGTGAAGGCACTTGGTTTAGAGTTGTTGAAAGAGCAAGTTTAGATAATCTTGTTAAAGAAAGACAGTTAATCAGATCAACGACTGAATTATATGATGGATCAGAGATAGGTAAAGGTGTATTGAAACCTATGTTATTTGCTGGATTGTTATTTGAAGGCAACATTGTAGGTTATGATGCTAATACCGAAAGTGGTGGTGATGGTGCAAGATATTTTGGTATAGGTATACACGAAGAATATAGAGTAGATCAGGTGACTGTATCTATGAGAATTGTGTCAGTACACACAGGCGAAGTTATGATTGCTGTATCATCAACGAAGTCTATCGCCAGTTTTAAAACTGGTAGAGATGTATTTAGATTTTTAGACTTAGGCACAAAAGCATTAGAATTAGAAACTGGTGTGGCCGTAAACGAACCAGTTAATTATGCGTTGAGATCGGCAATAGAACATTGTATATTACAAATACTAGATGAAGGTAAGATTAAAGGTTTATGGAAAACTAAATTAAGACCTTCTAAATTAAACGGTTAAAGGAAAACAAAAATGAAAAAATTAATGCTAATTATGTTTATGATGGTTAGTACAGTATATGCAAACGACATTTATATCACCCAATCAGGTGCTACATTAGACTTAGATATATTACAAGATGGTGAAAATAACACTATCGGTAGTTCTACAACCTCGTCAAGTGTTATCGGTGCAACAACAAACTTTGAT